CACTTGATGAGCCAATAGGCATTATCCACCGTCTCTGCCGCCCATTTGGTGCATGGGTGGTTTCGGAATGCCCCTTTCTCTGTCTTGTAGGCAGTGCCGTCTTGCTTGGGAAGAACCCCATAATCATGATACCAGGGAGAAGCAATAATGCTAAGCATCTGGCAGCACTCAAGCGGCATCTTGACAATGTGTTTGTCAGGAAGACAGATAGCACTTTCGGCAGGGAAAGGATTTGTGACAAAGATGTTCATCGATACCAACCAACGAGACTGAAGATATATCCGAGACCCCAGTCTAGCGCACAGGGAGGAATATCGTCAACCTCATCAAAGACAATTTGTCTTGCTTCCAGAATTCGTTTTTGACCTACAGCATTCAAGTTTGCCTTTGAAGCTCTCATGAATTCTTCCAGATCCTCTTGGTTTCCATTCTTAAACCCACTAATGTAAAGTTCACGAACTTCGTGCATGACAGAGGCAGTTTCTTCTGCGAATGTAACGGTATGACTTTTGAGAGGAATGGACATAGTTTTTATACATCCCATAGAAAACTTCATCGCATCTCGGGTTTCTTCGATGGACAAAGCATTCTCATCATTAGCACGGAACATATGTTGGACCGCACCATTACTACACTCAATCACTCGGAGAAGAGCAATTTTATTTTTTTCTTCGTCTGACAAATTGCCAAACAATTCATCCCAGTTTTTCATTCCAATGGTCGCGTAAATGATTTACTTACGATGCTTTTGGCGTCAAGCATCATCTTCATGTATTTTACACCCTCCTTAGGTTTTGTGTGATCTCCACAGGTAAAGATGTCACACACTGCCATACCCAGTTCTGGCCAAGTATGAATGCTAATGTGACTCTCAGCCAACATCGCCACACAAGTGACACCCTGAGGGTCAAACTTGTGTGAGTTGAGTGCCAACAGAGTTGATTTGCATTTAACTGATGCCTGATAAACAACATCCCTTACAAACTGTTCGTCATCTAAGAACGATTTGTTGCACTCTTTTAGAGTGAAGAGAATGTGTTTCATCAACCAAAAGTGGAATCAGGTTCCAGAGCGATATAGTAAGTGAGGTTGTACTTGGTATTCGTAAACTTGGAAAGGAGTTTAGAGGACACTACAACATCATAGGCACCAGGAATGATCTTAATGTTTTCCACCTTAAAGTTAAAAGTAAACTCTTGGTCGGTCTCACCAACAACAATGGCATACTCGTTTGAAGTGTCGTTCTTCTTGTCACGGACAACCAGTTTCACAACACCTGCTTCACCAATAGCAGAAAGGTCAGGGAGTTGATATACTGCTGCTGCCTTTACCAGTTTCTCCAAAGAGGTACTGTCCAGTTGGAAGCAAACATCTTGAGAGGGAAGATTGATCTCCTTCTCGGGAGGAGAAATAATAACATTAGGATCAGCAAAGAAATACTTCACACGACGCTTGCCTTCTTTGATGCTCAGATAGGAGTCTTCCTTAAAATCAAGATCAGGATCCTGGTGAAGACTCAGACCATTCAGAAACTGGTTGAGATCATAGATTGCAAAGTCACGGGGAAACTCTTCGGTAATGTCCGCTTCTGCCAGAATATTCTTGGCAACAGAAATGGTGCGAAGTTTGTTTCCTTCCTTCACAAGAATTGAGTTATTGATGCCCGCAAAGTTCTTGAGGATAGTCAGGGTGTTGTCAGAGAGTTTCATGTTATTCATTGGTTGTAAGTTTCACGGACGGCGTTCTTATCGTTAAAGTTCATCAGAAGAACAGCATAATGCAGAATCTTCATAATGTCACGGCGGGCACTCCCCTTCTTATCATAACGGGAAGCATACTTAAGAATATTACTGCGACAGAATGCCTCACCATCGCCACACGCTTCAATCAGGTCAAGCGTTTGAATCTTTTGGTCACCAGCAGAATAATGCTGGGTATAAGTGCCACGGATGTATTCAAGAAGCTCTTTTACGATTTCTTCTTCATTATACTTCCAAGGAGTTGCTGGAGAACTTGGAATCATATTAGTCATATTAAAAGTAAAATTTGAATCACTCATAGGGGGAGGCAGATTTTTACCTCCCCCAATTATATCAGAAAGGTGCCTCAGACGCAACTTCTTCAGTAGGGAGTTGGAAGTCAGCATCCACCTTGTCATAAAGTTCAAGGAATGCTTGCTTGGTTTCATCATCAAAGCGGTTGACGCAAACTTGGATTGCCTTTGCCTTGTCTTGGAAGATGCTGTAGGCACGGATGATATGAACCAGGCGACGGGTGCTGATGATTTCCTCAATACCACCGTCATAGAAAGTCTTACGGATGATATCTCCCCAGTCCACCAGGCGCTTGCAGAAGTCTGCGTCACTCACACCAAGAGACTCGGCAACATTCTGAACGATTTTGATTTCCTGGGCAGGGGTAGGATATGCCTGCTCAAAGGTCACAGGGAAACGCTCAAGGAATGCCTCATTGAGGACATTGGTGCCAATGAAGCGTCCATCATCAGAACCCTTACCCTTGGTGTTGGCAGTGGCAATCACATTGAATCCAGCAGCGGGTTTTACCCAGCGACCAATCTTCTTCAGAAACACGCCCTTACCTTCAAGGATGGATTGGAGACAGAGGATTTTGTTAGAAGCAAGGTCAATTTCATCGAGTAGCAGGACTGCTCCTCGTTCGAGTGCTTCAATGACAGGTCCATTATGCCAAGCAGTGTTGCCATCCACAAGGCGAAAACCGCCAATAAGATCGTCTTCATCAGTCTCAATAGTAATGTTTACACGAATCAACTCACGCTTCAGTTGAGCACACGCTTGCTCCACAGAGAAAGTTTTACCGTTACCAGAAAGTCCCGTAATGAAAGTAGGATAGAAAAGACGGGACTCAATAATCTTGCGAATATCACTAAAGTTACCAAACTTGACGAAGGTATCATCTTTTTCGGGGACAAGGTTTTGCTCAACAGCAGGAAGTGCAGCAGGTGCTTTTACAGTTTCTTCGAGTTGCTCACGAACCTCTTGGATGGTCAGGTTCCACTTACCACGACCAGTCTTGTAGGAATCAAGTTTCTTGGTAACAGTCTGGTAGTTAGAACCATTCATAGCACACCAGGCACGGATGTCGGCGGCAGTCACAGACTCTCCATACACTGCTTGGAGAGAAGTGCGGATGTAGTCAGCGGAGATGGTCATGATGTCGTTTGTGTTTTTCAACTGAAGTTATTATACAAGAAAAAAGGGGGTCGCAAGACCCCCAGTGTGCCAGTTCAAGAATTGGACAAATGCTCTTTCAGTTCTTCAACCAACTTTTTGTGGGAGTGTCTTCTATCTAATTCAATTCCGTGCTCTCTACCATAAGTTTCGAGTTGCCTTTTACTCATAGTATCCAAATCAACAACTACAACATCTTCTTCTGTAGTTACTTCTTCAACGATTACTTCTTCAACAACAGTTTCCACTACTGGTTCGGGAGCAGGCGCAGGAGCAGGTGCTGGCTTTTTACCTCCCAATAAATCTCCGAATCTAGACATTTTTAATACCTATACTATAAAAATATTTATCAGGCAACAAGTTCCACAAACTCTCCAAGAATCTTTTTATTCATCTTCTTGGACTTAAGGCTCTTGGCAAAAGCACTTTTGATTTGAGTCTTAGTGGCATCCTCAGCAACCTCAAAGTCAGTGTCCTGAGCAAGGGCATTAGCAGAAAGACCGAAATAAGAATGATACCCAGACTTCTTAATAGTAAATGCCCGTTGCTTTCTCCAAATACCCATAGTCTTTTCATACTCAGGTCCATAATATCCACAATAACGGCGAATAAAACTACCAGCATCACGGGACTCAAGCACACGAATACCAATGAAGTTGATGTCCTTAAACTTGTCACGTAGATTGCGAAGCATAATATCAGTAAACTCATACCACTCACAGTCAAGGGAGTAGGTCATACCAGTCTTACGGTCACGGAGGAAAGAATTAGGTCCGATGTAATTGGTGCCCATAAAAGGTTCATCCTCCCAGCGGCGCTGAACTTCACGGTGATACTTGGGCATTGCTGCCTCACCATCGGTCAAGATGACGCACTGAACTTTCTGAAGTTTGTTCTCTTTTTGGAACTGAGGAAGAATCTGGTGAAGGGCAACAAGAGTCTCATTCAGAGGAGTACCAGAAAGACTCAGACCATAGGGAATGTTGTATCGGGTATAGCAGTTGTAACGGAAGGCAGTGGCAAGACGGAAGATGTTCTTCATCTGTTCTTCCAGT